TTACTGTTGCTGTTCCATCGTTTGTCGTCGAGGCGAGCCGCGAGTTTGCACAATCGTGCAATCTTGGCAGGCGCGGCGACGGCAGCGATGGGACGCACGAGCAGCAAACGGTAGGAGTTATAGCGCAAAACATGGCCAACTTGGCCTTGGGGCGACCGTTTGTTGAACCTTCCGAGGAACACGACGGCGGAACTGATTTCGTCGTGTTTGGTCAAAGGCTGGACATTAAAACGATGGGCAGATCGGTGGACGTTGCGCTCAATTACGTCAACAATCTGGTAGCTTCGCAGATGCGATTGAATGCGGATGCGTTTTTGTTTGCCAGTTACAACGTCAAGACCAGCGCACTGACTGTTTGCGGGTGGTTGCCGAAACCGCTGTTCAAGAAGCGGTCGTCGTTTTTTGCCAAAGGTCAAAGGCGCACGCGGAACGACGGATCATCCTTTGAACTGAAGGCCGATATGTATGAGGTGGCTAATAGTTCCATTTGCCACAAAGCGCAAAGCTGGCCGGAGTTATGGGTGGAGGTTGCTTTGTATGCGAAGGCACGGCGTATGTTTGAAACGATGGACGCTAAAACGGAGGACGCTGTGCTTATGCCCAATGGCGAATACACATGGTAGTTGAGGCGAGCGAAGCGAAGCCGAATAAGATAGAGCGGGTTAGTCAAAACGCGGTCAATGTTTTAATTTGACCAACAGAGTAGAAAAGATTCACGACATGACTTCGCAAATCGAAAAAGACAAACGCATCGATGCCATTGCCGACTGGATCATCGATGGCGTGCGCTACTCTGAACTCGTTGCAAAAACTTGCAGTGAGTGGAAGGTTTGCCCGCGGACAGCTTATACCTATATCGGCGCGGCCAATGCCATTGTGCGCGACGTCCGCATGACCATGAAAGAGGCCGAGGTGCGCGAGGCTGTTGATTGCTTGAAGGACACCTATCAATCGGCCCGCAGGGAAAACGACCATTCCGCCGCAACAGGAGCCGTGCGCGAACTGGTCAAGCTGCTGGGTCTGGCCGAGGCCGAGAAGCAGGAGGTCAAACACGACGTCACTGACGAACTGGGAGAAGTGCTTGGCATCGTCCGCAAAACAGCAATTGCTTAAAGACCTGTCCGACCCGCTCCGGCGGCTTGCCAGTCTTTACAAGATCAAACGCGCCAGCGACGGCGCGGTCGTTCCGTTTGTGCCGCGGGCCGAGCAGCAGCGGGTCTACGACATGATCTTCAACGAGGGATGCAAGCGGCTGATCATCTTAAAAGCGAGGCGACTAGGCATGTCTACGGCCATCGATTTACTCTTGGCCGACCAACTCCTTTTTAGCGAAGGCGTGCAGGCGTCGATTGTCGATCAGACAGCGAGCGATGCGGAGCGCAAGCTCTCGACTATCGTCAAAGTCGCCATCGAACATTTGCCGGAGCCAATTCGCAAACGCTACGAGTTTGTCCGCGACAGTGGCAGCGTTATTGAACTGACGCAAAACGGCGATGCGCCGAGCGCCCTTTTCGCCGGTCTACGCGCCCGCGGCGGCACCAACAACTGGCTACATTTGAGTGAATGGGGCGTAACGCAAGCCGACGACCCGCGGCGCAGTGAAGAGATTCTGACCGGCGCGATCCCGTCCGCGGAGCATGGCCGGATCATCATCGAAACCACTTGGAAAGGCGGGCGAGGGGGCCACTTGTGGGAAATCGTCAAGGGAGCCTTGGAGACACCGGAAGCGGCCAAGACGGACAAGGATTGGCGCGTGGTCTTCTTCCCGTGGTGGAAAGATCCGACCTATGTGGTCGAGGGCGATGTGTCCACGATTAGTCCAGCGATCAGCGCCTATCTCGACAACATGGAGCAGACGACCGGCCACACGTTCAGCCCGCAACAGCGCCTGTGGTATGACCGGCAGTCCCGCGACCTTGGCCTTTTCATCTTCCGCGAGTTCCCCACCACCTTGGACGAGTGTTTCAAATCGCCGGTCGAGGGCGCAATCTACGCGGGCGAACTGGACAAGCTCCGCGCCTCCGGTGCGATCAGCGCCTTCAAGACCGACAACAGCACGCTCGTCCACACCGCGTGGGATCTGGGCAGTCCGGTCAATACGGTGGTCTGGTATTTTCAGATTATCGGCGGCAACGAGGTGCGCGTGATCGACTGCGACATGGACATGGACATGACTCCTGTCCAGCGCGTCGGCCACATGCTGGCAAAAGGATATAGCTACGGGGCGCACTTTCTGCCGCACGATGCCGCGGCGACCAGAACCTCCGGCAAAGCCGACGCCCAAGTGTATACCGAGGCAGGACTGGCTAACGTGCGCGTCTTGCCAAGGACGCATGACATCTGGATCGGCATCAATGCCTGTCTGCAAATGTTCCCGCGGTTCTCGTTCCGCCTGCCTGCCTGCGAGCGTGGATTGGATGCCTTGGCCAACTACGCCTACAAGCGCAGCAGCGCCACCGGCATTGTGGTCAACGAGCCAGTCCACAACTGGGCCAGCCACGCCGCGGACGCGCTTCGCATGATTGCCGAGGCCGAGATGGCGGGCATGCTCAAGACCGGTTTTGCCAAGCCGCGTCCCACCGTGGTGACAACCGGCATCCGCGACTTGGATTTCAACCGCAGGACAATCGTGAGACGATGACGCCAATCGAAAAGTGCAAGATGCTCTACACCGCGGACAGCCCGCGGACGTTTGAGGAGGACATGCTCGCGCACCTCTCGCATGGCTGTTTTTTCAGCACGCCGGAGTATGTGATGATGGCGCGTCCGGTCTGGAGCAAAGCCGCGCAGGAACAGATCAACGACGTTTGGTGCGCCTTTCCGCCGCAACTGCACGATGCGTGGTATGTCTACGCTTTTGCGCTGGCGCACGACCAAGGCTTGCAGGGTTTAGTCAAAAAACTATTGCGCCACATCCCGTTTTATCTTCCGCTCATCGCATGGGAGAGGAGTGGCCATCCGCTGACTTTCTTTTCGACCGACAAACTTACTCAAAAATATGCGAAACTATCACTCGTCCAAGATTGACCTAACGTGCCGTTGCCACTTCGGCGGCGGGGCCAAGACGCCTCCCGCGCCTCCGGCCATGCCTGCATTTCAAGCGCCTCCGCTTCCCCCTGCGCCGCCACCGCCGCCCCCGCCACCGGAAGCCCAAACAATGGGAGCCAATGACGCTGCCAACATGCAGCGCAGCGCCGCAGCCCGTCGTTCTGGCTTCCGCAAGTCGATACTCGCGGGCGAAACCGGCGGCTACGTCAATCCGGCCACCGGAGCCAACAGCCTCCTTGGGTAATGATGAAAGGCCCGTTTTCATGGCTTCAGCCCATGTTGGCCCGCGTGCGTGAAATGCAACAAGGCAGGCCCAGCGTACCAACTGGAGCCATGCCAATAATGCCAATACAAGCGCCGCCCATCGCGCAAAACATGAATGCGCCCACGCCCCAGATGAGCAAGCGCCGCTCGCTGCTGACCGCACAAGCCTCAATGGGCGGTCGCTACGGCAGGCTGGCCAAGGATCTTTTGGGATGAAACATGGAGCTAACCTTCCATCTGGCCGTCTTTGCGGTGGGCATCGTCCTGCTGATTACCGCGGCTAACGACCCCGACATGTGGTAAATGAAAGACAACGTCCAACTCGCTGACTGGGTTCTTGCCCGCAACCAAGACTTGGGTTCCGAGCGTGCCTCATGGGACACGCATTGGCAGGAGTTGGCCGAATACTTCTTACCGCGCAAGGCCGAGATCAGCGCCAAGCGGAGCGTGCCGGATTCTTCGCGTTACGATGTCCTCTTCGATACGAGCGCCGTCCAAGCCGCGGCCACGCTGGCCAATGGGCAGCTTGCCTACATCACGCCTGCCGACAGCCGGTGGTTTGTCTACGAGCCGCCGAAGGGTGTGATGAGCGACAAGGCCAAGCAGTGGTATGCCAAGTGTTCCGAGGCGACCCAGTTGCTGTTGGCCACCAGCAATCTCTACACCGAGATCCACGAACTTTACTACGACGACTCCGTCTTCGGCACCTACTGCATGTTCGTCGAATCGGGCATCTCGCACCCGCTCGTCTTTCACAAGTTCGACATCGGCACCTACTCACTGGCCGAGAACGACGAAGGGTTGATTGACACTGTGTTCCGCGAACTGGAACTCACTGTCTTGCAAGCCGCCGACAAGTTTGGCGAGGACAACCTTGCGCCTGCCATGCAGAAGAAGCTGGCCGAGATCCGGCGCACCGGCAAGGGCGGAACGGTCAAGCATCGCTTCGTTCATGCCCTCTACAAGCGCGAGGACGCCGACCGCGACCGCAACAAGGCTGACGGGCCGAACAAGCCTTGGGCCAGCGTCTA